CAAAGCGAGAGAAAGATACTCATTTGGAGTATCTGATTTCAGAGGTATCTTTGGCGTCGAAGGTGCGTAATCAATAAATTTTATGGGGCCGCCTTAAAACGGCCCCATTTATCAATACAAACGGTGAGATTATGAAAAAATTCAGAATTAAGATAAACGCTTACAAATACCACGCAGATTTCACAGTAGAATCAGAAGACTCCGCAGAAGGCATAGAGAATGCTATTATTGACAGATTGGGAAAATCTGATATAAAATGGGAGTATCTTGGAGAAATGATGGATCCAAGAGTTAACAGAATAACCTATGAGGAGGTTATTAATGGAGGCGATAATGCAACATCTGGAGACCCTTTACACACAAAAGAAGGGACTAGATCTTCAATGGGAGCAGGAGCATCTTAAACAGGGTAAATACACTCTGGATATGGTTAAGATTGACAGAAAAGTCAGAGAAGTAATTAGCCAAATCAAACTAGCAGAAGCAGAAAAAGCTGATGCAGAGCTTAGAATAGAAGCTGCCGCTCCTCAAGTTTCTGTAGCTACTTAATAAAAAAGCTACATCGTTGGAAAAATCCAATCCACACTACAGGCCCTCTTGCGCTTTACGTAAATCTACTATATAAATTAATCACTATACAATTAATTAGAACATAGACCCGTATAGTGGACGGCCTAGAGACTATGTTCAGAAAACTAGGAGGATATAATTATGGCTTCAACAACGTTTAACGGACCAGTCCGTTCGGAAAAAGGTTTCCAAGTTGCAACTAAAAATGCAACTACGGGAGCAGTAACAACTAGAATGAGTTCAGGTATGCCTGACTTAACTGGTTTATCAAAAGCAGATGTAGCAACAGGTGCTAGTTTAACATTAGCAGCAGACACTATATCAATTGTAAACTACACAGGTGCAGCAGCAGCTGCTTGTACGTTACCTGCGGCAACGCAAGGAACTATTGTAGTTTATGCACAAGCAAAAGACACAACTGGTGGAACAGCTACATTAACTTTTAATGCAGCAGGTTCTGATGTTTGGGCTACAGGTTCAGTGATTGAATCAAGAGCTACAGCAGAGGTTGATTTTGACATTTCAACTGCAGGTGAAACACAATTAGTTTTCACACCAGCAAACGCAGCTACAAACTTATTCACAACAGGAAGCATGATTGCTTTCATTTGTTATGAAAAAGGAACATGGCACATTGCATCTAAAATGGGTGGCGCAGCAGACGCTACTACAGGTGCATTTGCATTTGCAGCGTAATAAATAATTAGTGTGGGGCTTCGGCCCCACATTTAATTTTAAGGAGAAAAATATGAGTTCAGATCAAAAGTTCACTACGATAACAAGCACAGGACGAGTTAAAACTATTTCTGGTGGAACAACTAATATGGGTCCATGTAGAGTTACTTACATTCAATGTGAAGGAGTCGCTAGTTCTAAATTAATTTTGAGAAATAGCACTGATGGTAGTGGAGATAAAGTGTTTGAAGCTGATTTTGGTACAGAGGGTTTAGATATCTACATGCCTGGAAATGGTATTAGATTTGATACAACTTTACATGCTACGATAACAAATACTACATCTGTTACTATTGGCTACACTGGCTAGGAGTTTAAATGGCTAATACTACTTCAGGAACAACAACGTTCGACAAAACTTTTGCTATTGAAGAAATAATAGAAGAAGCGTTTGAACGTATCGGTCAGCAAAATGTTGCTGGTTATCAACTAAAAAATGCTAGAAGAACATTAAATATATTGTTCCAAGAATGGGGTAATAGAGGTATTCACTATTGGGAAATAGGTTCAACAAACTTAGATCTTATAGAAGGTCAAGCAGATTATGATTTTTTTAGATCTAGTGACGATGGAACTTCTGCAACTACAGTAGATCCAGCTAGTGTATTTGGTATATCCGATGTTCTTGAAGCACAGTTAAGATCCAATAGAACTCAGACAACACAATCAGATTCACCGATGACTAAAGTAGATAGATCTACTTACGCTGGTTTTTCTAACAAGTTATCAAAAGGAACACCTAATCAATATTGGGTAGAAAGATTTATAGATAAAGTTACTATACACATTTATCCAACACCAGATTCAACAAACGCATCTAAAGATATGCATTTCTTTTTTATAAAAAGAATACAAGATGCAGGTGATTACACAAATGCAACTGATGTTCCATTTAGATTTGTTCCTTGCATGGTATCAGGATTAGCGTATTATCTATCTATGAAATATCAACCAGCATTAATTCAACAAACAAAACTAGTTTACGAGGATGAGTTTGCAAGAGCATTAGCAGAAGATGGTTCTGCATCTAGCACACACATTACTCCTAAAGCATATTATCCGGGGTCATAATGAGAAAAAAATTTAGTTTAGGCAATATAGTTAAAGTAGGAAAAATAGTTAAAGAAGCAGGAAAAAAAATTAAAGGTAGCATGGAAAAAGATCCTGCTGTTAGAAAAGGTATTGCTGAGGCAAAAAAAGATATGAAGAAAAAAGGATTTATAGGTTTAAAAGCAAAAAAAATACCTAAAGATCTAAGTTACATGAAAGGCTATTTAGATTAATGGCAAAATACGCAACAGGTAAATACGCAAAAGCAATATCAGATAGATCTGGTATGGAGTTTCCATATAAAGAAATGGTTAGAGAATGGAATGGTGCATTTGTGCATGTATCTGAGTTTGAACCAAAGCAACCACAATTAGAACCAAAACCTATGAATGGTGATTCCATATCTTTAAGACATGTAAGACCAGGAAGAGTAGAACCAGCTGTGGCTGCCATGTTAGGCAATAATCCTTTTTCTACAACCGCAAGTTCACAAACAGTTACAGTTACAGAAAAAAATCACGGAAGAACTTCAGGGGACAAAGTAAGATTTAGAAACGTGCAAGGAAGTCCCGGTGGTGTAGCTTTTTCAACATATGAAAATTCTTCAGGTTTTACCATAGCGGTAACTACAACAGATAAATATACGTTTACACTAGGAGCAACTCCTAGTATAACAGAGGATTCAGGAGGACCAACTGTGTCTGCAGGACCAGTTACATTAAGTGCATGATTAAAAAAATAAAAAATTTTATTTGTAAATTATTTGGTGTAAAGCAATGTGCGTGTCCAGAAATGGATCCACACGAAGAAATGCTTTATCCAAAAGAACCAGAAGTTCCATTATATACAGATGAAAATGGAAAAGCAGTAAAATGTGGAACACATAATAGATACAAAAAAAGTTGTCCTATTTGTAGAGAGGTAGCAGGAATAGCATAATGGCAGGATTAAGTGCATCAGGATTAAAAACACAAATTAGAAGTTATACAGAAACAGACTCAAATGTTTTAACAGACGCTGTACTAGAGAATATAATCTTAAATGCACAATATAGAATCTTTAGAGATGTGCCAATAGATGCAGATAGAAAACAACAGATAGGTAATTTAGTTGCAGGTCAAGAAACAATTAATGCCCCAGCAGGAGCAGTTTTTATCAGAGCCATACAGGTGTATGATTCAACATCAGCTACAACTGGAGCTAATGTTTGGTTAGAAAAAAAAGATGTTACATATCTTCAAGAGTATATTTCATCGACAGAATCTGCTAAAAGAGGACAACCAAAATACTACGCTATGTTTGGTGGTGCTACAGGAGAATCTGATACCACATCTGGTAGAATGATGTTTGCTCCTGTTCCAGATACAACTTATAAATTTAGAGTTCATTATAATGTGGCCCCTGCATTATTAGAAAATAATGATACTAATTACATCAGTCTTAATTTTCCAAATGGGCTATTATATTGCTGTTTATCGGAGGCATACGGCTTTTTAAAAGGCCCAATAGATATGTTGACATTATATGAAAATAAATATAAACAAGAGATACAAAAGTTTGCTAACGAGCAAGTCGGTAGAAGACGAAGAGATGACTACACAGATGGCACTGTTCGAATACCGGTAAACTCAGTAAACCCGTAGGAGATTAATTATGGCAATAACATCGGCAATTTGTAATAGTTTTAAAACTGAAATATTAACAGGGGTGCATAATTTTACTGCATCATCTGGAGACACTTTTAATTTAGCTTTGTACACAAGTTCTGCAACGTTAAATAAATCTACAACTGCATATACAACTTCAGAAGAAGTTTCTGGATCTGGTTATACTGCAAAAGGAAACGCGCTTACGAGTGTAACTCCAGCTTTATCAACAGACACAGCAGTTTGTGATTTTGCTGACACAAGCTTTACATCTGCTTCTTTTACAGCAAGAGGATGTTTAATTTTTAATGATTCAGCAACCGGCGATCCAGCAGTTTGTGCAATCGACTTCGGTGCAGACAAAACTGTAACAAGCGGAACTTTTACAATTCAATTTCCAGCAGCAGACGCATCAAACGCAATCATCAGAATAGCGTAAAGGAGCCAACCTTATGGCTTCTACCTGGGGTAATAATACTTGGGGTGCTAATACATGGCAGTCAGACACTGTTTCAATAAGTGTAACTGGCTTTTCCGTAACATCTTCACCAGGTCAAGCAGACGGTTTTAACCAAGCTGGATGGGGTAGACAAGCTTGGAATAACTCTGGATGGGGCGTTGCATTCTCTCAAGAACTTGGTGGACTTTCTGCAACAACATCTCTTGGAACAGTAACAGCAACAGAACTATTAGAAGTTTCTTTAACTGGTCAATCATCAACTTCATCATTAGGCGATGCAACAGCTACACCTAACACCATAGTAACTCTTTCTGGACAATCACTAACACCATCAATAGGTTCTGTAGAATCTTTTAATGCTCAAGGTTGGGGTAGAGACACTTGGGGATTTGAAAACTGGGGTGAAAGTGCACTTACTGTTTCACTAACAGGTTTATCAGTATCAGTTTCTCTTGGTACAGACATAGAAGCATACAACGAAGTAGGTTGGGGCCGTGATGGTTGGGGTGAAGAATTATATGGTCAAGCAAATGATTTCGCAATAATTTTACCAGGCCAATCATCCACATCTTCTGTAGGTGCATTGTCTCCTGCGGATGTAATGGGTTTAACTGGAATAGGTTCTACAGCTTCTCTTGGAAGTGTTACAGCTATTGGAGACGTAACTGTTATTCCAACAGGACAGTCATCTACATCTACAGTTGGAGATTTAAGCCCTGCTGATATTATGGGTGTAACGGGACAATCAGCTACTTCCTCTGTTGGATCAATAGCACCTGCAGATGTTATGGGTGTGACTGGTTTAAGTGCTTCTATATCTTTAGGTAATGAAGAAATAACTACAAATCCTATTATTAATTTAACAGGTTTCTCTACAACATCTTCAGTTGGAGCTTTAGCACCCGCTGATGTAATGGGATTAACTGGTCGATCTGCAACATCTTCTGTTGGATCTTTAGCACCTGAAGATATAATGGGAGTAACAGGATTATCTGCGACATCCTCTGTAGCTGCATTTGGCACTGCTTCAGGATTTGGAATTCAAGCATATTCAGCCGTTGACACTGGTTCAAATTCATCGTATACAGATGTTGCAACTGGGTCAAATACAAGTTATAGTGACGCTGCATAGGAGATAAAATATGGCATCAACATTTAGTCCTTTAGGGGTAGAACTTCAAGCAACCGGTGAAAATGCGGGAACTTGGGGGACAAAAACAAATACTAATTTAGAAATTTTAGAACAAATATCTGGTGGATTTATACAAAAATCTATTGCAGGTAGTGCACAGACAACTGATTTAGCAGTTACAGATGGTGGAACAGGTGCAGAGCTTGCACACAGAATGATTGAGTTTACAGGTACAATTACAGGTAATCAAATCGTTACAATTCCAAATGACGTTCAAAACCTTTACTTCTTAAAAAATTCAACTTCAGGATCATTCACTGTACAGTTTAAATATGCTACAGGATCTGGAGATAGTTTTACTTTTTCAGCTACAGATAAAGGAACAAAAATAGTTTTTGCTTCTGGTAATCCAGATACAACAAATCCTAAAATAATCGAAATTTCAACAGGTTCAGATGTAGTTGATGATACAACACCTCAACTAGGTGGAAATTTAGATACTAACTCTCACAATATTTTATTTGATGATGCACATTTTATTGCTGATGAAAATGGAAATGAACAAATTATTTTTCAAACAACATCATCCGCAGTAAACCAAATAGATGTCACGAACGCAGCTACAGGTAATGCACCTAGCATATCTGCAACTGGAGATGACTCTAATATTGATCTCGCTTTAATTCCAAAAGGAACTGGTGAAACTAAAGTTGGTACGGGAGCTGCAGCAGCTACTGTAACTTCTAGTGGTGCGCATGACTTAGTTTTAGATACAAACTCAGGAACAAACTCTAGCTCGATTACAATTACAGACGGTGCAAATGGAGACATTACATTAGCACCAAACGGTACAGGAGTTGTACAAGTTTCAGGTAATTCAACTCAAGCTGGTACTATAAAACTTACAGAAGATACCGATGATGGTACAAATTTCATTGCGTTAAAAGCACCTACACTTGCGAGTGATGTAACTTTAACTTTACCTGCAACAGATGGTAACGCTGATGAATTTTTAAAAACAGATGGATCAGGAGTATTGTCTTTTGGGGCAGTATCAGGCGGAACCTCTTGGCAAGCAGTAAAAACAGCTAACTTTAACGCAGCGGCTGGAGAAGGTTATTTCGTAAACACAACTAGTAATACGGTAACAGCAACATTACCAGCATCTCCTAGTCTAGGAGATACTTTTAGATTTAAAGATTACGCACAGACATGGAACACTAATAACTTCATAATGGACCCTAATGGAAATAAATTTGAAGGATTAGATGATCTTAATCACTTTGCAATGCAAAATAGACAAGCAGTTGAAGTCACTTTTACAGACAGCACAAAAGGATATGTGTTAACTGGATCTGGTAACTCAACAGCAGACGCAAACTCTGGTGGTTTTAACATCTCTGCACCTTACACATCTAATTGGGTTGTTGTAGCTGGTGGCGGTGGTGGTAGAGTACCTTTAGTTCCGTTTGGTGGCGGAGGCGGAGGCGCAGGCGGGTACAGAGCGGCTTTCGCTAGTGAACCTACTGGTGGTTCTGCTTCAGGAGAACCTGCAATAACTTTAACACCTGGTGCAACTTACACAGCTACAGTAGGAGCTGGAGGTAGCAAAAATTCTAACGGTTCAGACAGTTCATTAGCTGGACCAGGGATAACTACAATCACGTCAACTGGTGGTGGTAGAGGTAATTTTAATAATAGTAACACATCTTCATCGGCTGGTGGATCTGGCGGTGGAGGAGTATCTGCCCAAGAAGGTGGCGGAGGACCTGTCGTCCCTGGCGGAGCTGGAACTGCTGGTCAAGGAAATGACGGAGGAAACGGTTCAAGCGGTGGAAGTAACCGATCAGGAGGATCTGGTGGCGGAGCTACTCAGGTTGGAGGAAACGGAGTTCAAAACGGTTCTGCTAACCCTGGAGGAGACGGTCAAGCTACAGCTATTACAGGTGCTTCAGTAACATTAGCTGGTGGAGGCGGAGGCGGTGGCCAAAGCGGACCGGCAGGTGGAGGATCCGGAGGCGCCGGCGGAGGCGGTAACGGCTCTACAGGAAATAATGAACCTGCGGGTACAGCAAACACTGGTGGCGGTGGCGGTGCTAGCGCAAACAATGCAGGAGCTGGAGGAAGCGGTGTTGTAATTCTAAGAATTCCAACATCAAACTTTTCAGGCACAACAACAGGATCACCTACGGTTACAACAGATGGTAGTGATACAGTAATAAAATTCACAGCTAGCGGTACATACGTAGCATAGGAGATAAATTATGGCACATTTTGCAAAATTAGGAAAAGGAAACATAGTTGAAGAAGTAATTATTATTCATAATAATGATGCTCCTACAGAAGAAGCTGGTCTTCAATTTATTAAAACACTTTATCCTAATGATAATAGTATTTGGAAACAGACTTCATACAATACTTCTGAAAACAAACATTTATTAGGTGGCACACCTTTTAGAAAAAATTTTGCAACTGTTGGTGGAAGATACGATCAAGCACTAGATGCTTTTCTTCCAATTAAAAGATACGATAGTTGGCTTTTAAATGAAACTACTTATCAGTGGGAATCACCGATTCCAAAACCAAGTATAGAAACATATGAACATGAGGGAAATCAAGTTTTTTGGGATCTAACTTGGAACGAGCGTCTTCATAATGAAGATGTTACAAAAACACTAGGTTGGCAGGGGCAAAAAGCAACATTTGCAGGAGACCTTACTCTTTACAATTGGAATGGATCTGCTTGGGTACTAGCCTAATATATCTTTGACTTATAAAACTAATATGATATATCTTTAATTATAAAGATATATGAAACTAAGCAATTATTACTATTATTTTAAAGACGCTCTGTCGAAAGATTGGTGTAATAAAGTTATAAATTTAGGTTTAAGCGCTAAGAAAGAAAAAGCTAAAGTGTATGATGCTAATCAAAAAAACATACTTGGTAAAAACAGGGATTGTGATGTTTCTTGGTTAGATCAAAAATTCATTTATGATGATTTAAGACCATATATTAATTACGCTAATCATAATGCTGAATGGAATTTTGAATGGCATACATTTGAAAAAACACAGTTTACAATTTATAATAAAGATCATTTTTTTGGTTGGCACACAGATAGTGTTACAGATAGAATAAAACATCATAAAGATGAAACAATTGTAAACAAACAAAGAAAACTATCTTTAACAATTTTACTTAATGATAAAAATGAATACGAGGGGGGAGAACTAGAGTTTGATTTTAAAAATAGACCAGAAAATAATATAAGAGTGTGTGATGAAATAAAAACACAAGGATCTATAGTAATATTTCCCTCTTTTGTTTGGCATAGAATAAAACCCATAACTAGTGGCACTAGATATAGCCTTGTTGTATGGACTTTAGGAGAACCATGGAAGTAATTGATAATTTTTTAAACGTTACAGATTTTAATAATATAAAAGACAAAGTAATAAATTGGCATTTTTCTTGGTTTTATCAGCAAAATGTTTCTGCTGAAGATGAAGAAAATGAACCAAGATCATTATACTTTACCCATATGTTCTACGACAAAAATACAATAAATAGCGATCATTTTTATGTGTTAGAACCTGTGTTAAAAAAAATTAATTCAAAAGCACTAATAAGAGTTAAGGGTAATTGTTATCCAAGATCGGATAAAATTGTTTACCATAAACCACATACTGATTATAAGTATGAACACAAAGGTTTAATATTAAGTTTAAATGATTGTAATGGTTATACAGTTATAGGAGATAAAAAAATAGAATCTAAAGCTAACAGAGCTTTATTTTTTAATCCATCAGTTGAACATAACAGTACAAACTGCACAGATGAAAAAGCAAGATTTAATATAAACTTTAATTATTTTTAAATGAATTTAAAAGATTACATACTACAATTAGATAATTGGATTCCTAAAAATATTTTAGAAAAAACTATAATGGAGTTTGATAAACAACAAAATTGGTTAAGACATAAATGGACTAATGTTAGAACATATGGTGCAGAAAGTGATGTGCATGGAAAGAAAGAACTTGATATGTTAACTAGTGATAATTTTACTTATAATAAAGAATTGCATCAATATATATGGAAAGCGATAGAAAGATATGTTGTAATTGATAAAATTGGTGGAGAAAGTTTTGGTGGTTGGAAAGGTTTTAGTCATATTAGATTTAATAGATATAGCGAAGGTCAGTCTATGGCTAAACATAATGATCACATCCACAGTATATTTGATGGTCAAGTTAAAGGAATACCGTTTTTAAGTATTGTTGGAGTTTTAAATGATGATTATCAAGGTGGTGAGTTTATAATGTTTGATGATCATGAAATAAAATTTAAAGCTGGAGATGTTTTACTTTTTCCATCAATATTTTTATATCCACATCTAGTTAAACCAGTAACAAAAGGAACAAGATACTCTCTAGTATCTTGGGTTTTTTAAATGGAACGGCCTACAATACACAGTCTTTTTCCTATACCAGTATATAAAATAAAAATGGACAGGAATTTTACAGATCAAGAATTATTATTTGCAAAAGAACAAAAAAATCATTGCATTACAAATAATGGTAATATTACTTCAAAAGACAATTATATATTAAACAGAAAAGAATTTAAAAATATAAAAAGTTTTTTAGAAGGACATTGTAAAAATTATATAGATACTGTTATCTGTCCTAAAAATAAAATAGATATTAGGATAACTCAGTCTTGGCTTAATTACACAGAAAAAGATGAATTTCATCACATGCACTCACATCCAAATTCATTTGTTTCAGGTGTTTTATATTTTGATTGTGATATTAACAATGATAAAATTAAGTTCACAAAATCAGAATACCAACAAATTAGCCCTGAAGTAGAAAACTATAATCTTTGGAACTCTCACATGTGGTGGTTTCATGTTGGCACGGGTGATTTAGTTATGTTTCCATCAAGCACACTTCATCAAGTAGAAGCAAAAAAAGGAACTAATACTAGAATAAGTTTAGCTTTTAATACTTTTATTTCTGGTCTAATTGGTGAGCCTGAGTGCTTGAATGAATTAAATTTGGGCTAAAAGTCTCGCTTGATGTGAGGGATATACTAGTATATGTTAACTATTCGGCCAATACGGAATACGAGGTTATATGCTACAAAAAATAGGTTTTCAGCCTGGAATCAATAAACAAATATCTGCAACCACAGCGGAAGGTCAGTGGATAGATTGTGATAATGTTAGATTTAGATATGGCACACCTGAAAAGATAGGTGGATGGAAACAATTAGGAACAGATACTTTAACAGGAGCTACTAGAGGTCTACACCATTACATCAATAGTTTGGGTAGAAAGTATGCAATCATAGGTACAAACAGAATTTTATACGCATTCTCAGGTGGTCTTTTTCATGACATACACCCTATAAAAACTACAACAACTTTAACGAGTGCTTTTAGCACAACCAATGGTTCGCCTATTGTTACAATTACTTTTCCTTCAGCACACAATATTGCTGCGGGTGAAATAATTTTATTAGACAATTTTACTACTATAACTGATTCTAATTTTAGTGCATCTGATTTTGATGACAAAAAATTTATGGTAACATCTGTACCATCCACTACAACTTTAACAATAACAATGCCATCAAACGAATCTGGATCTGGTGCTACAACATCAGGTGGTATTAGAGTTCAACATTATTTTCCTGTTGGGCCTGCCGTTCAAGCAAGAGGTTTTGGTTGGTCATTAGGAACATGGGGTGGAGAAGAGCCAGGCGCAACAACAACTACCTTAAATGGTGCTATTAATGATTCAACAACAACTATTGTATTAACGGACGCTTCTCAGTTTCCTAGCACAGGAACTAACTTTATTAAAATAGGGACTGAAGAAATGTCTTACACAGGTATTACATCAAACACTTTAACAGGTGTAACTAGAGGTGTTAGAAATACAACAGCTGCATCTCACAGTGATGGAGCCACAGTTACCGACACGTCAGACTTTGTAGCATGGGGTGAAGCTGCATCAGGAGACTTAGTTATCGAACCTGGTATGTGGTCCATAGATAATTTTGGTGACAAAGCTATTTGTTTAATTGCAAACAATGCTTGTTTTGAATGGGACTCTTCATTATCAAATGCAACAACTACTAGAGCTACAATTATATCTGGAGCACCAACAGCATCAAGACACATGGTAGTATCTACACCGGATCGTCACTTAGTATTTTTTGGAACAGAAACAACTATTGGAGATACACAAACACAAGATAGTATGTTTATTAGATTCTCTGATCAAGAGGATATAAATACATATACACCCACAGCAACCAATACAGCAGGTACACAAAGACTGGCCGACGGATCAAAGATCATAGGAGCTATTAGAGGTAGAGATGCAATCTATGTTTGGACTGATACAGCATTATTTACACAACGTTTTGTTGGTCAACCTTTTACCTTTGCATTTGCACAGGTTGGAACTAACTGTGGACTTGTTGGAAAAAATGCTTGTGTTGAAGTAGATGGTTCAGCATACTGGATGTCAGAGAACGGTTTCTTTAGATATGCTGGTAAACTAGAATCACTACCATGTTTAGTAGAAGATTTTGTATATGACGATATCAATTTAACATCTGGTAACCAAATGGTATCTGCTGGATTAAACAATCTTTTTGGTGAGGTCATGTGGTTTTATCCAACTTCCTCATCCTCTGTTGTAAACAGA